GGCTCCAAAAATCATGTTAAGCATTTCTCCAGAATCAGCCGCAGCTAATACTCGAGCGATTTCAGCCTGTACTTCGGGAGTAAATTCCCGTGGACACGAGTGCTCATCAGTAGGTGGTAGATCTACCAAGAACCTCGACTTAGGACCTCCAATGGGGTAACCCATAGAAGTCTTCGTAACCATGGCGTCGATGAAACGCCTGCCCTCAATACCAGAAATAGTTTCCTGATGTGATAAGGGTCTCATTTCAGCGAAATGTAAAGAACTGTCTCGCTTAAACACCTGCTCCATTTCCGCTAGGTAATCATCCATAGCTACTTCCACCTTAACGGGATCGAACCCTATAGATGGTTTAGAACATACCTCTAGTGACTCGTACCATGGTCTCCAACTTTGCGAATCTACCCTTCCATTTTCCAGTTCAACTGGCTTAACGAATTTGGGCGGACCATGCATATTAGGAACCCCGGTCACTTCCTCCACTAATTTAGAGATAGGCGTCTCGATTACTCGAGAAGTGAATTTCGCCTTCCCAGTGACTGTGCCGTAAGGAACAATCGCCGGATCTCCTGTAATAAAGTTCGTTGGGCATTTCTTATGAACTGTTCCACTAATAGCAAATTCCTTTCCCATCATAGAATCTGGGATTTCTGCTGCTTGTGGTGCCTCAACAAATGTTGGGCTGAGCTTTTCCAGCTCAGCGCATGCGCTAGTAAGTTGTGCGCTAGTAAGAGCAAAGCCGCAGCCTCGCTTAGTGCCAGTGACTCCTCCAATGTGGAATCCTAAGATCTTTTTGATCACTGTATCTGACACAATAGGTGCCATGCACATCCCTTCGTATGTTTCCATAGTACGTAACGTATAGAATGAACCTGGGAAAACGGCAATGCCGTTGTGCACGTCATTTGCATGTTGCCACATCAAGTTATCCTCGAAGGGCTTGAGCTTATCATTAACTCCATGCATGACTGCCATAACTGGGTGTCGAACGTAATCTGGCTCGAAGTGTTTAATCATGGTCTTTGATGGTTGTGCATTTGGTACATACACTAGTGCTGCATCAGTATTGGGAATAATATAACATCTCTTCCTATTAACAATAGTCGAAAAATTCCCTGACGTAGTTCTAAATTTGGCTTCAGTGGGGACCTGCGGAAGAATGTGTGCAGGAACCAAAAACATCTTGCTTTTGACACAAAATGCTCCACTGTAATAATCTCCGATCTCCACGATGCTTAAAGCGGTGCGGAGACCTTTCTGGGCAAATTCCTGGTTGCAAAAACTTCCCTTATGATCGAGGGTCTTGATTTCCTCAACCTTCCAAACATTTGCCTCAGCGTCGCGCTCTCTAATATCCTCTACAGACTTCGGTGCAAGTTTACCCTGCCACGAAATATTTGTCTTAAGAGCTTTATAGGTCTGCGCTGCCCCGTATAAAAGTCCCAACGAGGCAAAAATCCCACACGCATATTTTACGTGTTCATCTCTGAGAGTTTTGAATAACTCAGGCAAAGTCTCACGTGATGCGACTAATCGCGCCATGTAAGCCTCTTTCTTTGTTTCAATAACTCCTGCAATTGTCACCATGTAATATGTGAAGCCCACTGCGCCTGTAAGGAGGGCTGCTCCCAATCCGAAGAGTGGAAGAACAGCTAGGCACAAAAGTGTGTGAGCAATCAACATACGTTGACAATAAGTTTTGACCTCCTGGCCAATTACATCTTCCCCGAACGATAGAATGGTGGACTTGACAAAGTCATTATCCATCCACTCCTGGGGAATCCAAGAAGTCCAAGCAGACATTGGAGATTCTTCATAGGCTTTAAGGCCTAAAAGCAATGTCTTAATAGCAATATCCTCAACGGCCGTTTCCGTGCGACTTTGGTGTACTCTCATTTTGTGTTGGAAAGCACGGCCTTTACGGGTAATATGGCCAGCGAGACGTTCTCCGAAGTGAGGGGTGTATTCCTCACAATCAGAAAATTCTTCGTTGCAAGCACAAGTTTCAACACACTCACTACATTCTGGACAAATATTTACAATGTCAGATGGTTCTGTGAATGATTCCACGAGGATAGTTTGCTCATGGTTGTGTTTTCGTGC